TCAGTAACAGCAGTTTGTAATTTACTTCCAGGATTTTGTCTTCTATATTTAGCTACACCTTTAGCTGTTAATCCTGCTCCTTGTTTAGTGGGTCTTTTATCTCCACTTTTAATTGACATGCCTTTCATGCCTTTGCCTTTTATTTTTTTCTTTCTAGGCATTATACTCTACGAACTGCTCCTAATCCTCTAAGTGCAACTCCACCACCAACAGCTCGTTTAACTACTCTACCACCTCTTTTCTTAAAACCCATTTTATTTCTAACAGGTGTTGGTAAATTAGGTAGTCCTTTATTTCCTGCAGGTATAGGTCTTAATGGTCCACCTGCTTTTTTCTTTTGAGGTGGAATATAAGAATCACTAATAATTTCTTTACCTAACTTAGAAAGTTCTCCTTTAGCATCAGCATCTAAAGCTTCCATTTGTTTTTTATTAAAACCTTCATATACAGATTTTCTTTTTTCTTCTTTTGGTTTATCAATATTAATTTTTTGTCCTATTTTAATTTGATTAGGATTTTTAATATTAGTATTAAGTTCTAATAAATCTTTTATTGTTAAATTTTTTGTTCGTTTTGCTATTTCAGAAAGAGTATCACCTTTTTTAACAGTTACAGTTTTAGCTTTAGTTGATGATGCTACTTCATTATTTTTAGTTTCTTTTTTATTAGTATCTACAGGTTTGTCTTCTTTTTTAGGTTTGTCTTCTTTTTTAGGTCTTTTAATTAAAGAAAGAGCAGCAGTTCTTGCTGTAAGGTCTGCAGTAGCTTTTGCTCTATTTTTTCTAGCTTCTTTTCTTTTTGCTATAGCAGTTTTTTCTTTTTGTAATTTTGTTTCTTTCTTTTTTAATCTTTGAGCTTGTCTCATACTAGGACCTGCTTCTACATTTTTAGGTCCTTTTTGTCTACCTATTTTTTTTATTTCTTGATTAATATTTTCTAATCTTTTAGTGTCTTTACTCTTTATTGCATTTTTAACTTTATTTACAATTTTTGTAACTTGACCTCTATCCATTTTCTTTAAAGCTGATATAGCTCTAGGACCTAATTTACTAGCAACTTGTGCTCCTACTCTAACTCCTAATATAACTAAAGGTAGTGCCATTATCCTTCTCCTTGTGTTTTATATTCTCTAGGCTCTTCTTTAACTTGAGCTTCGATTGGTCCTCTTACTCCAGGTCCTTTTCTAGCAGCACCATAACCTTGACCAGTAGGTTTACCACTTGTATCGTGACCAGTTGAGTGATTAATAGTTCTTGCATTAGCTCCTACTATTAAAGTTTTTTGTTTAGTATAATGCATTATTTTTTTCCTCTCTTTCTTTTTTTCTTTTTCTTTTTATTATTTATTTTTGTAATTTGTTGTATTACATTTATTCTACTAATAGCCATTATTGTGCTCCTTGTAATACTGGATTAGGACCACCTGATGGATTATTTGCTGATTGCATATCATCTTGTCTTGTTCTTCTAGATTGATTACGTAAGGCATCTATTGAATTTTTATATTTACCTTCCCAATTAGCTAATGTTTGAAAATCTTTTATAAAATATGTAGCTTCTACCATACATGCTGCAAAAAGAGCATTATAGCAAAACTCACTAAAATAGTTTGATGTTGTTACACTTGTGCCTGTAGCACTAGCTAAAGCTAAAGGTCTACGTGTAAATTGTATTTCACCTGATACTGCAGATGCAGGTGTTGGTACAATATAAATTTGTGTATTAGTTTTTCTTGAATAATATCTTGGAGTTCCTGTTGATGCACTAGCAAAAGGAAAATAATCTATTGCATACTCATAAGGTCTTTGTAATAAATTTATTTTTGAATTAGCAGGAACTGCTGTGGTTGAAACACTTGTAGTAAAGTTTACATTTCTTACAACTAATGTATCAGCAGGTAAACTAACTACTGGGTCAGAAGCTGTAAATGAAAAAGTAGAGTAGTTATCTAAACCAGAATCATCTAGTTCTTTTACTATTCTACCTTCAGCTTTCTCTACAAAGTAAGGAATATGTTCCTCAAACTCTGATGAGTTATTTTCTATAGTATTTATTATATCAGTTTTAAGAAATGAATAATTAGGCACTATATTATCCTACAAATAAAGTGCATGAACTACCATCAGAAGGCATAGATACACTTATTGATGCACTAAATTTTATACCTTGGTCACCTATATAAATATCTGCCATGCTACTTGCAGGAACTGAAAATTTTATTCTATCTCCTCCTGTAGCATCTTTTAATGCAAAAGTACCTGTAGCAGAAACTGCTGTTGCATGAATAGCAACAACTCTAGTAACATCTGATGTAGTTACAATAACTCCATTAGTTGCACCAGTAAAAAATTTTGATGTTATATTATTAGCCATTTTAAATCCTTATAGTAGGGAGAGTATATTTCAACCCTCCCTAATTATTAATGGTTAGGCACCTTCGTTACCAAACCAACCTCTCCAGTCAGATACTCCAAATGAATATCTTTCTCTGGCTTTAAATCTAAGGTTACCAGTATCAAAATCTGGTTCCATTTTAGTTTGTAAAGGTGTTCTGTTAAACATCTTTGAACCATTAGGAACATCAGTTTTAATAAAGAAAGCATTAGTATCAGTAAACCTTCTGTTAGTCATATATCCACTTGGAAATACTCCTAAGTTTCTAACAGAGTTTATGTCGTTATCTGCACTTCCTACAATTCCTGGTGTATTTAATAATACATCACATGTAAACATTAAGTCTACAGGTACGTGTAAAGATACAGCAGATGAACCAATTAAGATTCCTCTGTCATCTTTAAACTTTTGAATTGCAATTACTGCAGATTCCAAACTAGCTTCTGATATTGCTGCTGCTGTACCTACATTACTTTGGTTACCATCTCCAACAGTTGGATGTGAAGTATTAAATAAACTTACTCCATCACCTTGTGCTGTAGTGAATCCTTCGTTATATAGCTTTGCAGCTTTTACTTGTTTGGTATTAGCCATAGCTCTAGCTAATCCTTTTGCTCTTAATTTAGCAAAAGTATCATAAAGATTATCTTCCATTGCTTCTTCTGTGATTGCAAAAGCTAAAGCAATAGTCTCGTTTGTATAACGAGCTGTAAAGCTTTCGCCTGCATCATCATAAACAACAGCAGCACCTTCATTTTTAGTTGGAGCAGTACCAAATCCTGTGAAAAGGACTTCCTCTTCAAAAGACCTATCTGAATTTTCTACTTCATATAGTGGTTCATGCTCATTATTAACTTCTCCATACTCCATCCCAAAGACAGCATTTAATCCTGGAAGGAGTTCTTTGCTTATCGCAGCTCTATTTATTGGCATTTATTATTCTCCTTTTATGATTAAGATGTTGATAGAGTACAAGTTACATAGTTGTCAAAATGTTTATTTATTCTGACTTCATACCAAGGATAAGTATCTGTCTCACCTACTGATGAGCTAGTACCTGTATCCCAAGGTGCTCTACGTATTACTCTTAAGTGTTGGTCTGTAACAACAGGTGCACTTGCGTCTCCTGTGTAGCCACTTTGTCCTGTTTTATGACTACCTGTTCCTGTTACAATATTAGTATTTAGTATACCAAATCCTAAACCTGCAGCAGCAGTTACTGGACCATCCATTTGAATAAAATAAGTTTGTGCAGGGTCACTTGCAATGTGAACCTTTACGTCTGTAGCTGTGGTTCCACCTGTAAAACTTCTTGCGAACTTTTGCTCTCCACTAGCATTAACGAACTGTATTCCTTGAAAAACACCTGCAATCTTAATATTATTATTAGTGCTTGGTTTTATTGTACCTGCTGATTCAATAAACACAGGGTCTCCTGTAAACAAATCTGAAGGTATTAATGCAGAAGCCACAGCAGGGCTTGCTCCATTCAAATCAATAGTTCTTATACCAGTAGAGTTAGAACCATCACCATTTTTTTTTGCGAGTTGTAATCCTCTTGGGGCATTTACACTTGCCATAGTTCAATCTCCTTTATTGTTAATAAAAGCAACAAAAGATTTACTTCTGAAAACTAGCTTGTCTACCTTTTGTTACTGTGGTTTTACTAGAATTAGAAATGGGCATACTAGAATTATTTCCTCTCATTAATTGACTATTAACTGCTTCCATTAATTGGTCAGATTTATTTCTATAATACTCACTTCTACTTTGGAATAACTTGGTAGGTATTTTACCTAACGCAATGTCTCCACGACAGACAGCTCCAGAGTATCTTCCATCCACCTTCACGACTGATGTTTGTTCCATCTCAGGTACTTCTTTTATCTCAACGAATTGCCATCCCTCTTGCATTTTTTTACCAATATATTTAAAATCATCTTGACCTTTAAGAGTTATTCTTAACCATCCAAGAGTCATTCCTTCGTTTTTGAAACGATTTTTTACTGCTTCTGGTATGTGTAAACTATCTTGCTCTTCAAACTGATAATTCATTTCTTCGTTAGTATTATTTTCTCTAAGTTGAGAACTACGTGTATTGATTCGTGTCATATTATTTACCTCCACGTTGCATGTTTATTGTTGTATACTCACCTTCAGCATTAGTTGCTTTAAGTTTTTCTTGAGCATACTGTTCAAGTGGTATATTCCATTTATTAGCTAATCTTACATCTTCTTTTGAAAGTTTAACTTTTTTATTAGAATTAGGAGTGCTACGTGTACCTCCTGCAACTACTTGAGCAGGTGACGTTTCCTGCATACGATTTTCCTCTTTTGGTTCTACTTCTTTAGTTTGATACCTATGAGGAAATGCTTCTTTTAATCTATTATCGATTTCTGTATAATAATCGTCATCAGTTGGATTAAAACCTTCTTCTTTTAAATCTGCATCTATTGCTAGAGCAGCAGCAGTTCTTATTTTATCTTCACCAAACCAATCATTTTGTTCTGCCCAACTTTGTGCTTTAGGGTCAGGAGTTGGTTGTTGTACTTGTTGTTGAGGTTGTTGCACTTGTTGTTGTGTTTGAACCTCTGGCTCTTTAAACTGCTGTTTTGTTGCACCTACTGATTTTAAATCATTTTGTGCATCATTAAGAAACTCTTGAGCTTTTAATATTTTATCTGTATCACCTTCTTGATGTGCAGTTTTATAATTTGTTCTTGCAAGCTCTAATTTATCTTTTAATTGTTTTTCTGTTGCATCTAAATTTAATTTACTTATATTTGTAAATTCTTTTTGTGTATTATTTAATTTAGATGTTAGTTCTTCATTTTGTTTAATTAATCTAGCAACTTCTTCATCTCTATCTTTTCTTTGCTTAATTAACTGTCTAATTCTTTTTTCTGCACCTTTTGTATTTATACCTTCAAGTTCTTTAGGTTCTTCTTTTTTTACTTTAGGTTCTGGTGTTTTTACTTCTTCTTTTTTTGGTTCGTCTTTTTCTACTTCAAATTCTATTTTTTCTTTTTCTGGTTTTTCAGTTTGAACTTCACTCCACTCTTGTTGTTGTTCCATCTTTATTCCTTTCGTTGCTAACGACACATACGAGTTACGTTATAATTAATATTATACTATATTATTTTAAAGTATGCAAGTGCTATTACATACTATATTTAGATAAATTAAAGGTTGGGTCTAATGTCTTAGGACTTTCTACCTTCATAATTATCTGGTCATCATATAAAAGAATATATTTTATTCCTTTATATTGTATCTTTTGACCTGCATGTTTACCATAACATACATAGTCATTTAATTCACACCAAGGTCCTTTAGGAAACTTTTCCATATCATGATAAGCTAAATCACCCATAGCAACAACTTGTCCTACTGTAGTAAGATAAGCCATATCATCTCTAGTAGAGTCTGGTAATAATATACCACCTTTAGTTTTTTCTTTTACTGAAACAGGTCGCACTAAAATATGATACCCAGGTAAATCTGGTAACATATCTGGATTAGGTATTTCTTCTTTAGAAATCCAAGCATCATTTTTAATACTTTTTGCCATGTTTACTTGTTGCATTATTCTTCTTCTCCTTCATACATTTTTTTAATTATATTTTTCATAACATCAATAGACCATTCAATACCTTGAATACGACCTACTAGAAGTTTATAATTAGCGAATGAATCTGCTTGTCCATTCGCTAAATTAAGTCTTAATAAATTTAACTCTTCTTCAAACTTACGAAGAGCTTCACTAGATACTTCCATTTATCTTACTGGTCTGCAAATGCAGGTGGGGTAGTTGAAGTTACATTTCCAAAGACTTGATAGTTTGTGCTATCAAGACCAATAAATGTTACATCAAAAGCAGCAGGTACATTTAATTGTAAACTACTATTAGAACTACCATTTGGATATACTGCAGCATTATCAGCATTAGTATCTAAATGTACAATATTACCTTTGTAAAAATTTGTATTACCTGGTGTTATAAATATTGCATCAGTTGCATCAGTAGCTAAACCACCATAAACAAATCTATAAGCTACACCTGCTTCTGGTGCAGGAAGTGTATAAGTATTATCTTGTCCACCATCTGGTACTAAATTAATTCTACCACCATGAGTTGTATTTACAATAGTAATATCACCATCTGCTAATACTACAGGTGTAACAACTTCACCTTTATTACCAAAAGTAATATTTTCTGTTATTGCTCCTGTAGAAGAGTTTTTTGTGATTCCAATAAAACCATTCTCAGACCTAATTGGACCACTAAAAGTTGTATTTGCCATTTTTATTCTCCTTAAATAAAATTAACTTGTCGTCTTGGCATGTCTGCTAGGGCAGTCGACAAGCATAAAATATCCCTAGTTACTTTCTTGTTGAGCATCTTGTAAAATAGCTTTAGACATTATATCTAATAGTTTCATACTTCTTTCTCTATCATCTAAAGTTTCCATACTAGCTACTTTTTCTAAAGACTGTGCTCTTATTTTTTCTAAATCTATTTGTGTTTTTTGTTCTGCTATTTCTGACTTTGCAATTAAATCTAATAGCTTCATAGTTTCTTTACTTTGTCTATCAAGGTCAGCTTTTTCTTTTCTTAACATAGCAGATTGTCCTGCAACTCCTGCATCTTTCATTAACTTAGCTTCTTCAAGCTGTAGCTTTTGAGCATCTAATGAAGATTCTACAGATAGTTTTGCTTCTTCCATTTTTAATTCTTTTTCTTTTAATCCTACTTCAGCTTGTTTTAACGCAACTAATTGTTGTTCAGGTGATTGTGCCTGACCTAAAGCTTGATTAGCATTTAATACTTGTTGTGCTGCTTGAGCCATAGCCATCTCTGCTATTGTAGGAACTTGTGCTTGTTCTGGTGGTAACTGTTCTAGTCCCATTCTTGTAATACCATTTACTTGTTCTTGATAACGCATTACAGAATGTTCTTGAATATTAGCTTCTAATATTGGTTTTAATCTAGCCATAATAGGATTAGCACCATTCTTAGGGTCTTGTAAATATGCCATCTTTGTTTGAATATGAGCATCATGATTTTGACCTTCAAAAGCTTTTATTGGAATACCTTTTGTTGCTGCCATAATATCTGATATTGGGTCCATAGGTTGTGGTTCTTTTTTAGGTGGTAATATCTGTTCTATATTAGGCATATTAGCAGCATTTAAAATTGTTCTATTTAATGCTTCTATATTAAACATACCAGGAGGGGATTGCTGTGCCATTTGGAGAGCCATTTGAGCTAGCATCATCCTATGTGCATTAGAAGGAATGTTAGGGTCTGAGACAGGGATTACATCAACCCTTCCATCAAAATCTTTCTTAAACACACTTTGTTCAGCATAAGGTACTTCATAAGGATACTGCATAGGTAAATATTCTGAATCTATACGAGCAAGAATTTTAAATTCTTCTCTTTGTGATTTATGTAATCGTTTATGTATAGCTGAGAAAAATTTACTAGAAGCTTCTAATAAAGCCATAGTGGTTCCAACAGGACCATAAGATGCTGCATCAGAAACAATTTGTTCTGTGCTATCAGCAAACTTTTGACCTGCTGCTGTAACGAAACCTAGCATCTGAAATAGAGTAGAGGAAGGCTCTTTATAGGGGAGAGGAATAATTGCCTTACTAAGGTCTACTCCAGTTGCTTCGATTTCTTTAAATTCACCAGGACTTATTGGTTCATTATCGCCAACAAGTCTAACACCTTTTGCTTTAAAACCTCCTGGTAAGTTTGCAAATTGACCTGCGTCTACTAAGCTTCTCATAGCTGCTGTTGCAGTCATAGTTAAGTTGCCTAGAAAGTGCATCAAGCCAAACCCATAAAATCCAAATCCAGGAACAAATCTGTAGTGGACAAAATGGGAAATCTTTTGTTGTAGTTTCTTCTAATACTTAAAACAGTTTTAGATTGCTCTTCCACAGTAACAATGTAGGGAAGAGCATAGTCTTCATCTATCTCTAAATAACAATGTTGTTCTAGTAATGTATATTGTGGGTCACTATTATCTGTAGGAGATAATCCTAAAATAGTATCCATCTTTTCTGATAAAGATGTAGGACTAGGATAAGTTGCTTCAGGTAAATCTATATCATCATAAATACCTGTACGCATATCTTTTGCTAAATCTACTGGACTTCTATAAATAACATGTGTATATCTGTCTGCTTTATTTAGATTAGAAGCATAGTAAGAAACATAAAATTGGTCTATGGGAATAAACTCTGATACTGGTCTTTTTAAATTAGCATCATAGTAAACTTTTTTAAATGCAGAACCTATTAAAGGTAAATGAAATAACATTCTTTCAAACTCATCAAAGTATTCTGGCATCTGCTCAGTTACTTGATAGTTCATAAAATCTTTTACTCTATTAGATTGTAATTCTCTTTCAGGAGTTACCTTTCCTAATATCTGTGTTTTAACTGGACCATTTGCAGGAAACATTTCTTGTATAGCTTTAGATTGAAACTTAACTGCTGATTCAATTAACATAGGATGTACTGCTGTACATGCACCTTCAAAAGGTTCAGAGGTATCTTGTATTTTTAATCCTAATAAATCAAATCCTCTTTCAAACATAGACTCCCATTCTGCTCTAGAATCTTTATCTGCTGTATAATTATTAACAACATCTTCTGCTATTTTTACTAACTCATCTTCTTCTAAAGTATCTGCAATGTTACCATACCATTCTTTCATTTCACCTTCAGGTTCCATCTCTATATTTACTTCAGTAAAATCTACAGTAACTCCTCCATCTTCATCTGCTTCAAAAGTAGGAGACCCTGCTGCTTCTTTAAGTTGTTCTGGAAGTTTTACTACGTTTGATATTGTTTCCTCTATTTTATCAAATGGATTTTTTTCTATTGCCATTATATTGCCCTTTGTGTATTATAATTATTATAGTAGTTTTTCATAACTCTTCCACCTTCTTTTAATTTTTCTATTCCTTCATTTAAAAGTTTTGTTCTCATCTCTGGTGTAATTATTAATCTATATGCTTCTGCTTTATCTCCTTTTACTTTTCCTTTAAAATAACCATACTCTTGAATATTATTTATTAAATGAGAATCTACTCTTGTTTTATCCACATTTGTATTATATTTTTTTGCTAATTTTTCTAAATATTTTTTATATTCATTATCATATTTATTAGCTACATATATAGCATCATCTATATCAAACATATTATCAATATGAAATTGTTGTATTTTTTCTATTCTTCCTCTATCTAATGCACTTTCAAGTTCCATTAATCTATTTAATTGACCTTCATTTAAATTATGTTTAGATAATATATCTTTATATTTATTCATAAATTTAGATGAAGCTTCATTTCTAGCTTGTCGTCTTAGTAAATCATCAGCACTTCCTTTTTTAACAGCAGGTAATTGACCACTTTTATTTATTATAGAATTTGCAAAAGCTTCTCTATATTGTTTTACATCAGAAATTATATCTTTTAAATTATTTTTTATATATGCTTTAGTTTTTAATTTATTTAATTCTTCTTCATATAATTTATTAGGAGCATATCTATTAAACTGAACTTGTCCTGTTGTTAAACTTAAACTTCCTTTACCTTCTTGTGCAGCTTCTAATAACATTCTACGTAAAGGATATTTATATTCATTACCTTTTTTTGTATAAGGTAGTTCTGGTAAAATATTTTTATATTTTCTCATTAAGTTAAAAGATTTTTTTTCTAAAGGAGAAATTTTATTTTCATAAAATTTTATTTCTTCTATTATATCTTTTAATATTTCTTCATTTCGTGTTTTTTGAAGTGGAGAAAAATTTGGAAACTCTGCAATCGTTAAATTTAATCTATCATATCTTTCTCTAGCTCTATTTAATTTTTCTGCATAAGGAGCTTTTTCTGTTTCTAATGCACTTAATTTATCTAAATATTTTTTTTGATATTCTTCTTCACTTATAAGTTCTTTACCTACTTTATCTCTAGCATATTCTGATTGAAGTTCTTCAATATGTTTTGTAGAATTACCATCTAAATCTGTTCTATCTGCACTACGTACTCTTCCAATAACATTTCTTAAATCTTTATAATGCTCTTGATAATATGCTCTTCCTGGAACTTGAAAATTTGTTTCTTTATAATTTCTATCTGGTCCTGGTACAAGTTTTTCTAATTCTTCATCAAATCTTCCTGTTATTGTAAGTGAAGGATATCTATATGTACGACCAAATTGATTAAGTCTTTTATTTAATATTTGATAATGTTTCTTTTTTAAATCAGCAAGTTCTTTACTATCAGTTTTTAAAACTGATAAATTAAGACTATCCATGTCTCCTTTATATTCTTTAGAATGTAACTTTTCTATTTTTTTGTAAATATTATTTTGCTCATTAGTTAATTCTTTAATTAAATCTGGTGATGTATCTAAATCTATTTTTTCTATAGGGACTTCATTCATGGACATAAAATCTTTTAACTCTTCTTTAGATATTTTTTCATTTTTACTTTTATTTAAAAGAGAAGATAAACCTGAACTTTTAAATTCATCAGGAGAAACATCTTTAAGTCTACTTATATAAGCAGCTCCTGTTCCTCTTTTTTGTTGTAAATCATTTACAGCTTTTGTTAATCTTGAATAAGGTTTTCCATCTTTTGGAGGAGATAACAAAAGAGTTTCTTTATCTATTGGAGCATCTTTACCTAATCGTTTACTTAAAACTTTAGCAGCTCCTTTTAATCCTCTAGCTCCCATACCTATTAAAGGTAAAGAACCTAAAGCAGCTAATCCAGTAAGAGCTCCTTTGCCTAATGTTTTAAGATAATCTCCTTCTTTAAATGCTTCTTTAGTTTCTCTTGCAAAGATAGGAGTTTCATAAGCAGAAATAGTTTCACCCACAACAGGAGTAAAACCTAAAGCTAATTGTTCTACTAAAGGTAAGTCTTCATATTTTTCATATAGACGTGCAGCAGCAGAATCATCATCATTAATAACATCTGTTGATAATTCATTATAAAGCTTTTCTTGTGTTGCTGTCATAATTCCCCTATTAATTCATATTATAACATTAAGTTCGCCAGTATGCAACCTTTTTTTTCATAGGTGGGTCATCCCACTCTGGGTCTTCAGGATGTTCTAAATGCCAAGACTCTTTCATATAATGTATTGCCATAGTCATAGCATCTACTTGGTCATCATGAGCTGCATTTGGAAAACGTAATAGTTCTTCTAATAAGTCTTCTGACCATTTTCTATTGCTAGGTATCCATACTCTTCCTGCTTCTATCATAGGAGTTGCAGAATATACTCTAGCTACTTTATCTCTATCAGGTAAATATTCTAAAACAGGTAATCCTGCTCTTCGCATATCCTGTATGAGTGATTGACCAGATGCTTTCTTTTCTATCATACAAACATCAGGTCTATGTTCATCATATAACTGTTGTGCTATACGTCTTAATTCTGGATATTCAAATCTACCTTTTATATTTCCTAATAATATTAATTGAGCTACATATTGTTCGTAGCCATCTTCTGTTTCTTCATAGGTATGAAAGATTCCCCAAGTTTGTACTACACTATAGTCTGCAGTTCTTGATGTGGAGAACGCAGTATCATAAGTTTGTATTATAAATTCACAAGGTGGTGGGTCATCTTGTTCCCAATACTGTATCCATTTCTTTTTTATTATTCCTCCTTCATCAGGAGTTGGGTCTTGCATATAAAGTGCATTCCAATATCTAGCTCCATTGGATGCTTTTATCTCTGCTTCGTCTACCTTGAGAACATTATCAGGTTTCCACTCTGGAAAATAGCTTGAACCCACAGGCAACTGCAGTAACGAAGCTGACTCCTCGTCTAACCATGCAGGTATACGCACTACATCCCAGGGAGTTACAGCATAATCACCCACATTCTCTTCTTGTTTTAGTAACCATCCACATAAATCGTCATAATGGTACCTTGTATTAATAATAAGAATAGAACCATTAGGCATAATACGTGTTCGTAGTCCTGATGGGTACCATTCTTTTACATATCTTCTACCTGCTGCAGAGAATGAGTCCTCTTCAGACATTACATCATCTAATATGGCTATGTGAGCTCCTCGACCTGCTATCTGTGACCTAACACCTGCTGCATAGTACGTACCATTGTGGTTTGTCTTCCATTTACCTGCAGCTCTTACGTCACTTCTTAGGGAAACACCTCTAAATATGTTTTGAAAGTCTTCTGTATTTACAATATCTCTAACACTTCTACCAAAATCACTAGATAATTGGTCACTATGAGAAACAGTTAGTATTTCATGCTCTGGATTTCTACCAATATACCATGCAGGAAACAGTTTAGAACAGATTACAGACTTAGAACTACGTGGAGGTAGAAAGACCATAAGCCTTTTTATCTCTCCAGACTCTAGTTTCTGTAGTTTTTCACTTATTACTTCTATATGTCTACCCATTCTCCAATCAGAAACAAGTGTTGGAGCCATTTTTCTAACAAAAGTAATAAAATTTAGATTGGAATCCTGTTGAACTTTTTGAGATAACAAGCTATCTAGGGTAACAAGAGGAGAAATAGTCTCTATAGTCTCTATAGTTTGATTCATATTAATTGTATTTAATTATATTTCTAATAAAAAATAAAAAAAGAAAAACAAAAGTACCTAATATCTTTAATATCTTTATATATTATATATAATTATACATAACTCCCCCATGTTTGTCAAGTATTATTTTATATTTTTATTATAAAGCCTAGGTTTTTGGTCTATATATGGGGGTGGGGTATATATATATACAGCACAGCACAGTTTTTTTTGCTAGGCTATACAATATTATACAAGCTAATCAGATTTTTAGAAAAAAAAGATACCTTTAAAACAAAAAAGACAATTAAAAAAATAATTATGATTAGAAAGACTATATTTTTAATTATGATTATGTCTTTTAATATTCTTTTCATTAATAAACTACTACTTTTAATTAATCTTAATAAGTCGTTACTAATTATTTTAAATTACTTTTAATTATCTTACTTAATACTAATGATTATAATTCTCGCAGTCCTGCGAAAAAACTAATTATAAAAAAGACTTGCATTTTAAAATCATGGTATTAAAATTAATTTGTTATTGACCAACAGCGAGATAACTTCACTTTAAAAAGTGATAAGGTTTAGACAGCTAGAGAAATCCACGAGATGTATTCGACTGTCTATGAGTAAGGTAGAAATAAAAAGATAAAATCTTTTATGTAGTAAATGCTTACTTAAATATTTGTTATATCATTTTTGGTTAATAACTTTTTTTTAACTTAACTATGAAAGTAATATTATGAAAAAATTATTAATTAAAGACACTCAAAAAGAATATAACTCAATGCTTAATGCTTATGATGTAGCGACTGAAAGAAAACTAAATGTACATTGTTTCCATATTAGTATTGTTTTAAAATATGGTTTAAAGAAAGACCAATTTGTAGACCATATAACCAAAGCGATAGAAGGTTTAAATTTGGTTAATAATCCAATACTTAATGATAGTGCAATTACAAGGTTTAAAAGTTTAAACACTAATAAGAAATTATTAGAAATGTTTATAAAGTCTAAACCTAAAGACTTGACTTCAAAAAGTGTAAAAGAGTTTTTAAAATCTTTTAATATTGATAGTCAAGAATTGTTGCAAGTCGCTTGTTATGATGGGGGAATTTTTTCTAAAAATGTACTACATAAAGACGCAAAAAAAGTGCAAGAGATTAAAAAGAAAAAATCAAAAAAACCATCTGGAAAGACTAATCAAACTTTTGAAAGTAAATTGGACGCTTCAAATTTAGACGATAAAAATGTAGAAGAGTTTATTGTAAATACTTTAAAAGGTTTAGAAATAATTAAGGTAAAAAAATCTAAGCATTATAAAGCATTTCAACAATTAAATGAATTGCAATCTAAAGGCGAAAGCGAGTTATACAATATTCAATTTTCTAATTATAAGAAAAATGGTATTAAAGCGAGTTAAACTTTCAAGCCCTGCCAGAGAAATCTGGTGGGGTTTTTTTTTGGCTTTTTTTAGCTTGACATAACTTTTTAAGCCAATACGATAGAAACAAGATTGGCATAATAATATAGAAACAAGATTGGCACAGTCCTAGCATAATCTCGCAGGACTGCGAAAAAATGCACAATCCTAGCAGACAAAAATACTACTTGACACAACATATAGTGGTGGTATAGTGGTAACATACTAAATAACTTAACTTTTAAATGGAGGTTTACTATGGCAAATAGGAAACAGTTTAGAGATAATGCAATACGAAATAGCATTATAGATAATTCGCAGGACTGCGAAAAACGAAGAAAGCAACGAGGTTATCCAGATTTGAAATCAGAAGTAAGAAACAGATTAGGAATGAATCAAGCTTCAAATATTTGGCGAACTGTAGAGAATACAAAAAGAGTAACAATATACAGAACAGGAGGTATTTATCATGGATACAAATACTAAACAAAACGAACACAAACAAGACCAAGATGAAGATGAAAATATATTACTAGAAGAAAGTCCAATAACACAGACTGATGAAGATGATGTAATTAAAGAATATGTAGGAAATAACAATGGTTAGACTGTGTGATTGTTGCAGTAGCAAAGCTCTCATATACCAATGGTATAAGTGGCTATGCCACAAACATTGGAGAGAAGAGAGAGATAGACACGAAGAAAAAGAACAACAATATCAACAACTTATAAAGGAGAGTAACAATGGCTAGTATACAATTAATACCTTGTCAAAGTGAGTTTGAAGAAGGTGCAGATTATATTTTAATACCTATAAATGATTATAGTCATTTAAGAATTAGAAAAGAATATGGAACTAATGAAGATGGTAAGAGATATGAAATTATATATGTAGCCCATTATAAAAGAGAAATATCTGAAACCTCTTGGGCAAAAGTATCTCAAACATCTTATGTTTGTTTTTAGGAGAAAATAATGTTTGACACAACTAAAGATTTGCGTAGAGTAATAATAGATACACAACAAAGGGAGAAACTAGTGAACAATTACAGATATAGAAGACAACACAATGGTGCAGATATACAATGGTGGCAGATACTATGTGGTTTAATATGTTTAGCACTCATTAGTGTATTAGGAATGTGGGGAATACATATAATTGAAGGAGTATGCTATGGCTAATGGATATATATTCTACGAAGACAATGACAAAGTAGGAATTGTTACATTCAGTTCTAACAATAGCAAGACAGGTGATATGCCACAGACTTGGATACTTGTTAAGAATGTCAATCCTATTGAAGCAGTCAACACAGGTGCAGACAAACTTATCTGTGGAGATTGTAAACACAGAGGTACAGTTGTATCAGTAGATGAGAAAAGAGATAAGAAGTCTTACTCTGTGCGTAATGGATTGAAGACAATCAACAAACAGAGAAAGTGTTATGTGAAATTATTTCAAGCACCTTATGCTGTGTGGAAATCTTACAAGAAAGGTAATTACAAGAAGATTAGTTTACAGAAACTATCCAAGTTACTTGCATTTAGAATTGTAAGAGTAGGTAGCTATGGCGACCCTGCAGTTATACCTAGTGAAGTGTGGGATAAGATGTTAAGTAGAACACTAGGTAACACAGGTTACACACACCAATGGCAGAAGTGTGATAGTACAAATTCTAGATTCAACATGGCGAGTGTTGATTCGTTAGAAGAGAAACGACAGGCAAACAAGCTAGGGTATAGAACCTTTAGAACCAGACTAGCTAGTGAACCTATCGAACCAGACGAGGTAGTATGCTTGTCTGATAAGAAGGCAAGAGAAGGTAAGAAGTTAGTATCTTGTGCAGACTGTATGATGTGTAGTGGGACAAGTAGCAAAGTTAAGAAAAACATTACCATCATTATTCATTAACCATAAGGAGAATAAAAATGACAAAAGCATTTAAAAAAGTGGGAGATATAAGTAAGCATAGTGCTTATCAAGTTAGACATTCGCATGGCGACCCTATGGATTTAGCTTGGAAGTCTATAGAATTTATATCTAATGAAGTAGAAGGTGCAGAAGAAGAAGCAGAAATATTATTAAACACTTGGTACAACATAGCAAAAGCAAGGAGAACAAAATGACTACTAAAATAGAGTTAGTTATAGAAAATGGAACAGGTGGTTTTCTAGACACAGATGTTTCTATCACTAGAACTGTTGATAGTCCAACAGGAAAGAAAGGTACACCTCATAACAATAGAGGTTATCTAGGACTGATGTCAAAAGGTGGTAGAGATAAAGATGGTAGATTTCAAAAACAAAAGGAGAAATAGAATTATGAATAAAAAAGATAAATGTTTATATGCAGACCATAAAGAATATGGTACAAGAAATATAACTAAAAGTTTTGCAGGGTTATGTAGTGGCAGAAGATTGCCACCAAGACAAACATTAAGATTACTTGGATACTTTAACTTTAGGAGAATATAACTATGAATATTTCAGAATTAAAAAAGAATGATATAATTTTATCTAAACAATTAGGTGTGCCTATAAAAGGTAAGATTATGGAAAGTCCAATACAAGGAAAAGGTGTTAAGAAAACTATATTAATATATGCTTATGGCGAAGATATAGGTATGTTCAATGAGCATGGTAGTATATACACTACAGATATATTAAAAGTAAAAAGAAATGATAACTGGATTGATGTGGAGGTTTAATAATGAGTAATGTTATAAAAGGTTTGTTTAAACCTAAACAAAAGAATTTGAGTAAATTTTTCTACAACACATTAGTGAATGTATTAAAGTTCTCAGATGAAGAAGCTAAAGTGCTTATGGATAAATATGGGTACGATAGTAAGAATGCAGATAAAAGTTAAGTTAATAAAAGAGAAGCTATATTTTATTCGCAGTTCTGCGATAATTTATAGCTTCTCAAAAAATAACTTGACACACTTTTATAAGTATGTATAATCTATATAGAAATGAGAGGATAATATGATAGAAGAAGAAACATTAACAAAAGAAGAAAAACAAGAACTAAAAGATAATCCTAAAAGTTTTGTAGTGTATATTACAAAAACAATTACTGAAGAGTTTGTTGTAGACGCAGATACACAAGAACAAGCAGAACAAGAAGGACTATGTAAAGCAGAAAACTTTTCAGACCCAGATGGTTCAGAGTTAGAAGATGTAACTGTTAATTCATCTGAACTTAACACAGGTTTATATACTCCAGATGAGATAGATTATTTAGAGGAGGTATTAGATGAGTAACTTACAGAATGAACAATGTATGGAAAATGCGTTTGAAGAGATAGTAGAAGATAATATTACTAAGAGAGATTTAGTTGGTGTTATAGAATATATACAACATTATCTGAAAAAAAATATTATGTCAGATATGGTTGATGACTTTGTTAAAGTAGATAATATGGCATTACTAAAAACAATCTTACGAGAGGTGCGTAAGATAGATGATAAAGCAAGAAGTAAAGCAGAACATTTTTGTGAAAAGAATAAAGACTTTTGGATTAAAGGAGATTAATATGAGCAAAGAAAAAGAATTAAAAAAACAGTTAATAAATTTAGCTAACGAATATGAGCATACTGTTTCTGTAGGTTCACTACGAACAGAACAAGAGATACATTCTGATATTCAGAAAGTATGCAACAAACTTGGTTGGTCTATTGAGCAAGGACACGAGTATGTTGATTTTTTAGAAGAACGATATTAACCATAACAAAGGAGAGGATAATGGCGACCAGAGTAATAACATTACAAGAACCATCTGGAGAAATGTTAGATGAGATTTTTAGAAAGAAACCTACCTTTAAAGAAATCTATCCTAAAATAGATGCAAATCTTATTCAGATAGTAAAAGGTATTATTGAGATAGATACTAATCAAGGTATTAAAAGAAAAACTGTGGAGATGTGGACAGATGAAGAAGCTAAACTTACAGGTAAACCTGTGAATGTACAAGCAACTATGGCATATCAGATGTATAATAAAAAGAAGTTTGGTCATGCAGGTAGGAGTACCATCAATGGTAGTGTTGCAGTTATTATTCCTAACTACGAACAGTTTGAAGTAGAATCATTATGAAAAAATATATACACATAAACCAACACAAGATAAAATCTAATCACAAGCATAACAAACGAGAGCCTGTGATTACTGTGAAGACATACAATAGTAATACCTATGGACATCAGGTACAAATACTTGGAGAGTGTAAGGTTGTGTATAGTCCAGACAAACCTCTGTCCTGTGGTGCTAAAGTATGGATAGAAACAGATGCAGAGGTTATAGTAATTCCTGATTTTGCTGATGTGAAAGAGGGATAAAACTGTGGTGTGTAAAGGTAATACTAGTTTAGTACACTTAATTAGGAACGAACAATACGCAGACCAGATTCCTAGCCACAATATCACATAACAAGGAGAATAAAAATGAGTAAAAGATTTAAACAAGTAAATGTGCAACACTTTGCTACACTTGTGCAAGATATAGATGTATCCAAGTATACTCAAAAAGAATATGTAGATATTGTAGAAGAAATATACATGAGTATATTCAGACACAATACAAGTGGGGATTTTGTTGTAGAAACATTACCTAACGAAAAAGGTAATTGGAAGGTGCATAAGTCTTCTGCAACCAAAGAAGAAGTAATGAAATTAATCAAGGAAGGAAAAGTTATATGGGACAAAACAGTAATCTAACACCAACACAACATTGGGAACTGCATCAAGGACTGTGGCATATGCTAGGTTGTGATATGGAACTCAAACATAAAGATAAAACTACTGCTATATATGTAGATAACAAAGCAAGGTTGAAGTATACATATTCAACAAAAGGTTTTATAAAATGGTTTCCTATATCGAAGGAGAATGAAGATGCCAACTAAAGATAAAAAGAAACCTACTTGGGCATGGATATATGGAGATGAAATGCCAGAGTTATGGGAACACTTTGGCTTTACAAATCCAGACCCAGACGATAGGATGAAAGTAAAGTTTGTTAAATATGAATCAAAGGATATGCAAGATGGCTAAGTTTATCATATATGCACAGAAAGTTTTGCACTATAAGAAAGAAATAAATTCTAAAGATATGAGTAGTGCAGAAGATAGGGGTCGCACTTATGAAGCAGACAACAATCCAGAAAGATTGTTTATACATAATGGCGAGGAGTTTTATATAACAAGTATAGAGGAGAGTGAAGATGAATAGTAATATTAACTGCTATAGTATAAAAGAATTACAAACAGAAATAAAAGAAAATTTCTTTCAATTAAGTAAAGATGAATTAAAAGCTGTACTTGAATTGATACAAGATATAATTAACCAAAGAGTTATAATACCAGAATTAGAGGAGAATGAAGATGAGTGATAAAGAAAAGTATGAAGAACTATGTGAAGCATTAGTGGGTATAGATGCTACTGAAAGATATACTCACGAAGATATACTTTCATATGTTTATAACTTAAAAAAGATAGAGGAGAGATTTTATGACAGTAAGAAAACTTAATGATGAAGGTCAGATAGACTTAGCAAGAGAATATATTACTGATATGTTCGAAGAGTTACAGGACAGAGTATCTGTACCTAATATGGTAATGGCTATGCAGATGCAAACAACAGACCTTGCATATGATACTGCACCTAGTCGTACTGTAGCTACAAGTATGTTGCTAGAGGTTATTAATATGAAACTTAAAATGGAAACAGAAAAGGAGTTTGCAGATGAGTAAAGAATATAAATACACATATAGATTTAGTGAGCAGACAGTAGATACTAGATACTACAAAGTAGAATCTAATACTAAACTTACCAAGAGTGAGATGCAAGATTTAGCTTGGTCAGTAGAGCAGACAGAAGGAGAAACCTTTACATGTAATGAAGGTAAAGCTACCTTTGAAGGTACTGAGTATGGAGATGATGCACAGTATCAAATGGAAGAAGGAGAGGAGGACTTAGCTGATGATAGCCTATAAAATAAAGTCTATTAACAATAAAACAGGTAAGGTTAGATACTTGTATGAAGAATGTGATGGTAGAAAACACTATACAGTAACTAAGAAGAAAGATGCTATGCTTACATTAAGTATAGTTAAGAATCAAATGTGGGACTTAGATGAGTTTGATAATCCAGATATAGACCCAACCATCTATGGTGAGCCAGACCATTTGTATTGGAAAAGAGGTACAAAAGATACTGAGAATACTTGGGCTATTGATACAGTATTTATTAAGGAGGATAGAGTATGATTAAATATATTATATACACACAAAAGAACTGTGAGTATTGTGCCAAAGCAAAGAAAAGACTAGCTAAAGAAAAAGCACATGTTGAAGAAAGATTATTAGATACAACTGAAAAAATTAAAAGATTTAAAAAGGCAGGGTATAATACTGTCCCACAAGTATTTTTACACATAGGTGGAGATGAAGAATTAAAAAGTTTTTTAAATAATGAAGAAGTATCTTTTAAACCAGATATAAAGCTAGTAGAAGAAACAAAACCTACTGCAAAGATAATACCACTAGTAGGTGCTATTTCAGGAGATAAGGAGGAAGAATGAAGTACAAAATAGAAATGGAGATTAACTTTGATAAAAGACCTACAAAGAGAGATGTATTAAACAAACTGTTTGATATGTTAAGAGATAACAAAGTTGAATATAAATTACATAAGTATAACAATAACTTATGGTCACAAATTAAAAGGAGTATTGCAAATGATAAATATAGATAAAGAAATGTTACAAATATTTGGAGGTATTTTAGTGTGGTATTTTTTATGTTTTATTGTACCTTATGTTGGGTATTGACTAGATTAAAAATCTAATGTATAATAAAAATAATATGAGAAAAGATATGTATGTTTTAGCTTTACCTTATCCTAATAATATAGAATTACCTGACATTCTAGAAGAGGAAAATGGTAAAGTTATGTATTTTAAAGATAAACAAGAAGCAAAAGTTTTTATGCAAGAACTTTATGATGAAAGAGGAATAATATTAAAACCCTTTGTAGATGATTGGGTTCAAATAATGACAGTACAATGAATGAAATAGAAATATTAAAAAAAAATGTTAGAGATTTACAAGAACAACTTCGTTATGCTTACATAAAAATTAAGCAGTTACGAGAAGAGTTGGATAAAAATAAACCTAATAAAGGTTTATATAATCCAGATGCAAGTCATATTAAAGATGAGTAAAGACAGGGAAAGAAGATTAAAAGCTACAGGTAAGTGGTTTAAAAAAAGCAAAGAAAAAAAATTATGGGTCAATCATATTTTTCCTGTAATTTTATTTATTAGTTTTTTATTTTATTTAATTTCATTATAAGAGAAGAAAGATGAATTTGTTAAAACAAGAAATGAAAGAGTTAATTAAAGAAAGATACTATGAATATCTAGAAGAAGGCTATGAACCTTTTGAAGCTATGGAGTTAGCTAAAAAAGATATAGAAGAAAGAGCAGAGTCTGATATAGGTGCATACAAAAGATTATACAATAGTTCTTTTGATATTGACTAAATACATTTTATAATATAAGATAGGGGAATTATGGAAAAAAGATGGCTAGACAGGGGTGCTTGTCCTAAATGTGGTTCAAGTGATGGAAATGTTAAACATTCTGAAGGTTACAGTTATTGTTTTTCCTGTAACACTAGATTTGGAGAGAATATGAAACAAGAAAAAGTAGTGCCTATGCCTACAGAAAGTGCTATAAAAACTGTAGGTACAACAGGTGCATTGACAGAAAGAAATATTAGCAAAGAAACTGCACAGAAATATAATACAAGTGTAAAAGTAAATGGTAATATGAATACACACCACATTTATAAATACTACAATGAAAGTGGTGCTAACATAGGAAACAAAGTAAGAGATGTTGCCACTAAGAATATGTGGGTAGAAGGAAATATAACTGAAGCTACTTTGTTTGGACAGAATTTGTTCACAGGTGGTGGTAAATATGTAACCATAACTGAAGGTGAAGTAGATGCTATGTCTGCTTATGAATTATTAGGTAGTAAGTGGGCATGTGTTTCTGTTAAGACAGGAGCAGGTTCAGCATTAAGAGATTGTAAAAAAGCATTTGAATATTTAGATAGTTTTCAGAACATAGTCATATCATTTGATATGGATAAACAAGGTAGAGAAGCTAGTGAAAAAGTAGCACAGTTGTTTAGTCCTAACAAATGTAAGATTATGAATATGGAGTTCAAAGATGCAAATGAATATTTAAAGATGGGTAAAAGAGAAAAATTTTCACAAGCATGGTGGAACGCACAATCTTACACACCTGCAGGTATTATTAATCTGAGAGATTTAGGTGACAAGTTATATACAGAAGATTTTTGTGAAACTGTACCATATCCCTGGGCTAAGTTAAATGATAAGACTTATGGGTTAAGAACAGGTGAGTTAATTACATTTACTTCTGGTGCAGGTATGGGTAAGTCTTCTATCATGCGAGAGATGATGCACCACTTACTCAAGAATACAAATCATAATATAGGTATACTTGCATTAGAAGAAGGTATAAAGAATACTGCATTTAATATTATGTCAGTAGAAGCAGATGCTAGATTGTATATCAAAGAGATTAGAGAAAAATTTAGTATAGAACAGTTAAAAGAATATGAGAAAAACACTATAGGTTCTGGAAGGTTCTTTGCTTTTGACCACTTTGGTTCAATAGACAATGATGAGATACTATCCAGAGTTAGATTCATGGCACAGGCATTAGAATGTAAGTGGATATTTGTAGACCATTTATCTATCCTTGTATCTGGTCAAGAAGAAGGAGATGAAAGAAAGTCTATTGATATTCTTATGACTAAGCTGCGAAGTCTTGTAGAGCAAACAGGTATTGGTATGCTATTGGTATCACATTTACGTAGACCTGCAGGAGATAGAGGACACGAAGATGGTAAAGAAATTACACTTTCACATTTACGTGGTAGTGCAAGTATTGCTCACCTATCTGATGGTGTGATTGGGTTAGAAAGAAATCAACAAGATACTGATGATGTAAAAGCTAATACAACAACACTAAGAATATTAAAGAACAGATACACAGGAGATACAGGTATAGCTACACATTTACATTACAATAAAGATACAGGTCGTATGAAAGAGATTGACAACCCTTACGAAGTAGACTATAATGCAGAAGATAATAAAAAGGAGGTACCTTTCTAATGAAGTGTTGGCATTGTGGAACAGAATTAATATGGGGTGGTGACCATGATATTGACCATGAAGATGAGGAATATTGTATGGAAACAAATTTATCTTGTCCTAACTGTAATTCTTTTCATATGGTTTACTTACCAAAAGATAAACCAAAAAAAAAAGTAAGTTGGTTAGAGGGTTATAAAAAATGGTTAAAGATAAAATAGTTTATAAGCCAAGAGAATTAACATTTAAAGAAAAGAGAATAATAGTGAAAGCAAAAAAAAATTTATTTAATAATGAAGAAGGTAAACTAACTAAACATGATGGACATTGGATGTGGTATCATTATTGTTCAATAGAAAAAATGGAAATGTTTGTTGGCAAAGGAGAAGCATGTAGTTGGTGTGGAAAGGAGCAAAATGAAAGTCGTACTTGATATAGAAACAGATACAATAGATGCTTCAGTAGTTAATTGTATTGTAGCTAAAGATATTAAGACAAATATATCAACAGTATTTGAACCAGATAATATGCATATATTTAAAAATTGGTCTAAAAATATTGAACAATATATTATGCACAATGGTTTATCTTTTGATGCTCCTGTATTAAATAAATTATTAGGAACTTCTATTAAACCTTCACAAGTATTAGATACATTAATACTATCACAGTTATTTAATCCTATGCGAGATGGTGGTCATGGATTAAGAGCTTGGGGTGATAGATTTAATTTTCCTAAAGGAGACATAGCTTCTTTTGGTAAGTATACAGAAGAATTAAAAAGATATTGTATGCAAGATGTAGATATAACACATAAGTTATACAATCATTTAAAAACAGAGGGTAAAGGTTTTTCTAAATCCTCTATTCACATGGAACATCAAGTAAGAGTTATTATAGACCAACAAGAAAAGAATGGTTTTTATCTTGATGTAAAAAAAGCTATGTGTTTACACAATACTTTACTAGATGAAGCTAATGATTTAGAAAAATGGGGTCGCATACATTTTGACCCAACAAGAAAAGATTTAAAAACAAAAACAAAATATATACCTTTCAATATAGGTTCACGACAACAGATAGCTGATAGACTTATGGAGATAGGTTGGAAACCAAAAAAACATACAGATAAAGGTAATGTAATTGTTAATGAAGAAGTATTAGATGGTATTAATTTACCAGAAGCTAAAAAGATTTCTAGGTACTTGTTACTTCAGAAAAGAATAGCACAAATCAAGTCATGGATAGAAGCTTGTGATGATAAAGATGGTAGAGTACATGGTCGAGTACATACCTTAAAAACCATAACTGGTCGTATGGCACATCACAGTCCTAACATGGCTCAGATTCCTGCTGTTCGTTCTCCTTATGGGAAAGAGTGTAGAGATTGTTGGACAGTCGAGAATCCCTACACTCACTCTATTGTAGGAACAGATGCTAGTGGATTAGAATTACGCTGTTTAGCACATTTAATGAATGATGCTAATTTTACTGAAGAAGTTTTGAATGGAGATATACATACTGCTAATATGAGAATGGCAGGTATATCAGATAGAGACCAAGCTAAAACATTTATCTATGCTTTTATGTATGGTGCAGGTGCTAGTAAGATAGGTAAGATAGTGGGTAAAGGTGCTAAAGAAGGACAAGAACTTATGAATAGATTTTTATCTAACATGCCTGCTCTGAAAAGAGTTAGAGATAGTGTAACAAACTCAGCATCAAAAGGTAAGATAAGAGGTATTGATGGTAGATTACTGCATGTGCGTTCTCCACATAGTGCATTAAATACTTTATTACAAGGAGCAGGTGCAGTTGTGTGTAAGCTATGGTTAATTAATATGAATAAAAGAATACAAGCATCTGGAGTAGATGCTAAGTTAGTTGCTTCAATACATGATGAATACCAATATGAAGTTTCTAAAAAAGATGTACAGAAATTTGGTAGTATTACCAAAAATGCAATGAAGGATACAGAACAACAGTTGCAAATGAAATGTCCATTAGACAATGAATGGAAGGAAGGTACGACATGGGCACAAACACATTAGTCAAAGAATTTGTGGGTAGAAAAGACCACAAAGACTATATTAAACGTGGTACTGCAGTAGAAAATTTACTTGTAGAGGAAGGTTTACAAAGAGGATATACTGTAAAACCTTCTTCAGAAAAACAAAATATGTATGACCACATTGATTTAATTTTAACGAAAGGAGATAAAAAATTTACAGTAGATGTAAAAGCTAGAAGAACAGGAACAGATAAGTCAAAAGGATTTGATGACTTATGGACTGTAGTGGAGTTCAAAAATACTATGGGTGATTCAGGTTGGCTATATAGTAAATCTGACTACATTGCTTTTGAACGTAAAGAAGACTTTGTATTTGCAGATACTAAACAACTTAGAGATATGTGTGAAAGTATTGTTGACGTAACAAAGAGAGTTGCTTCATTTAAAAATGCAAATTATAAAGTTTGGGGTAGGAGTTATCAAGGTAAGAAAGATTTAATATCAAGAATAGAAATGTCTAAAGTTGTTTCATTAGATAAGACATTTATTTGGTTAAAAAATCTTGACAACAATGAATAACTCTGATATACTTTTATTTTTAGAAAGGAAAAATACTATGAGTGTATTAAAAGGAAATGCTTATTGGGCGAGCATAACAAGCCCTAACACAACATTTGATTCTGATGGTGTGTGGACTATTGACGTGGGTAATCTTGACGCAAAGAACAAAAAGATGGCTCAAGAAGATGGTCTTAATGTTAAGAATAAAGGTGATGACAGAGGAGACTTTGTCACCATTAAAAGAAAAGTTAAGAACAAACGTGGTGATTTAAACAAAGCACCAGAGGTCGTAGATGCACAGAAAAGAGCTATGATTAATACTTTAATTGGTAATGGCTCAGAGGTTAATGTGTTGTACTCTACATATGACTGGGAGTTTGGTGGTAAGTCTGGAGTGTCTGCTGATTTAAGGGCAGTACAGGTTACTAACTTAATTCCTTACAACGCAGACGCAGATGCTGATAACGCATTTGATGTTGTACCTGATGGTTTTGTTTCTAATGAAGATGCAGATGCAAGGTTTGCTTCTTAACTAAGAAAGGGTAATAGAAGACCTAACATCCTCCCAATATTTTGTTAGGTCTTTCTATTATATTTTTATGAAATCAATAGATACATTAGTAGAAGATATATACAACTTATTTGAACCAAGTATTATTAATAAAATAAGTGAAGAAGATTTAGAAAAACATTTAAAAGAATTTACAAAAAGTGTAACTAATAATATTAAAATTGTTTTAAATGAACAACCTAAAAAACAAAGAAAATTATCTTTATCTTCTATAGGTAAACCTACAAGACAGTTATGGTATGACAAACATTCTAATTCAGAAGCTAGACCTTTATCTCCATCAACAAGAATTAAATTTTTATATGGACATCTACTAGAAGATTTACTTATACTTTTATCTAGAGTAGCAGGACATACAGTCACAGAAGAGCAAAAACAGGTAGAGGTAGAAGGTATTAAAGGACATCAAGATTGTAAAATAGATGGTGTATTAGTAGATTGTAAGAGTGCAAGTGGTTATTCTTTTAAAAAGTTTGCTAATAATAGACTAGCTGATGATGACCCTTTTGGATATATAGCACAAATATCTGCATACTCTGCAGGTAATAATGTTAAAGAAGCATACTTTTTAGCTATAGATAAACAGCATGGCAATATTGCCTTAACAAGAGTGCATGATATGGAGATGATAAATGCAAAAGAAAGAGTACAGTATCTCAAAGGTGCTTTGGATTCTAAAACAGTTCCTAATAGATGTTATAGTGATATTCCTGAAGGTGTTTCTGGTAATAGGAAGCTTGCTATTGGTTGTGTTTTTTGTGCTCATAAAAGAGAGTGTTGGTCTGATGCTAACCAAGGTAAAGGACTTCGTGCTTTCAAGTATGAAAAAGGTCCAACGTATTTTACAAACATTGCAAAAGAACCTAGAGTAGAAGAAATAATAAATTGGTAAAGGAAAAAAAATGATTGAAGAAATATTTAAACCATTATACATAGTTAAAGATGGTAGTCTTTTTAGAGCAAAAGGCTATGAGATTAGTAATCATGGTAGATTAAAAAGTTTAAAGATAAATAAAATAAGAAAAAGAAGTCACGAAAAAGATGTTAATAGACCTAACAATAAAGGATATATTAAGTATGGTATTTCATTAGATGGTTATATAAACAATCAAGCTAAGAGTAAAAAAAATTATAATATAAGAGAGCATAGAGTAGTAGCTATAAACTTTATACCTTTTGATTTATATGATAAATATGATTGGTGGCATGCTATACCTAAACATTTTCAAATACAGTTTGGTATATTAAATCATCAAGTCAATCATATTGATGGGAATATACATAATAATTTAGTAACTAATTTAGAGTGGGTTACTCCTCAACAAAATACTAAACATGCCTATTCTCTTTTTGATTATAAAAAACATTCAGAAAGAATGAAAGAACATATAAAAAAAGTAGTAGAAGAAGGAACATTTAAAGGTAAAAATAATCCTATGTACAGACATGGAAAAAATACATTAAATTAATAAAGGAAAAATATGGCAATAAAAACACATATATTAGAAGCAGTTATGTCTCACTATACAGCAGAGAGAGATAAAGCTTTAACAAATATTAAGATACATCTTAACAATCCTGTAGGTGTAGGTGAACATCCTAAGATTGTAGAAGATGTTATTGAATTAGTACATAAAGCATCTGAAGCAAAAGATGCAATAGATATGTTACATAATATAGTAAATAATGAAAAAGACCATTGATATATTTTTAGATGTAGAATTTAACAATAAAGAATCTCCTGAAAGAGGTTTATTTTTATCAGTTATACTACAAGCTTTACTAGATGCTACAAGTAAAAAAAGTAAAGTAAATAAAGACAGAGCCATATCATGGTTTTTTTGTAGTGTTGGTGTTACGTGTGATAATTTTGAGCAGATTTGTCAGCATGCAGGATTAAGTCCTTCATACACAAGAAGTTTTGCGTATAAAGTTATTCATTCGCCAGACATAAAATATGTTAGACAAAGAATAAAAAAGATGTTATAATATGGAATTTAATTTATTAACATGTTTTATTATAGGAATATTATTAGGTATGTTTATTATTTTAGTAGCATACTTTTTAACTAAATTATAGGAGAGGATTATGGGATTAATGGATAAAGCTATTGCAGATACAGTTAAAGATAAAAAAGGTTTTAAGAAGATTAACTTAGAAAAAGAAGCTAGATTAGCTACAGAAAGACAAGTAGGTGGAGACCATTACAAATCATGTAAGATACAACCTGTTGATTATATTGTAGAAAATAATCTTACTTTTCTTGAAGGTAATGTAGTAAAATATATTACAAGGCATAGAAGAAAAGGTGAAGGAGCTAGTGATATAGAAAAAGTTATACATTATTGTGAATTAATATTGGAGAAAGATTATGGCAGGAAATAATTATTTACCAACAGAATATCAGACGTTTATACATGCATCTAGATATGCACGTTGGTTACCTGATGAGGGTAGAAGAGAAACATGGATAGAAACAGTATCTAGATTTAGTAATTTTATGCAGATACATTTAAAAAAAAATTTAGATGTTGAAATAGATAGTGAGGTATGGAGAAAAATAGAAGATAGTATTATAGGTTTATCTGTTATGCCATCTATGAGAGCATTAATGACTGCAGGTCCTGCTTTAGAAAGAGAAAACATAGCAGGATATAATTGTTCTTACATACCTATTGATAATCCAAAAGCATTTGATGAAGTATTATACATACTTATGAATGGTACAGGTGTAGGGTTTTCTGTTGAAAGACAATACATAGATAAACTACCCACTATACCAGATAGAGAGTTTGAAAAAACAGATGATGTTGTTTCTGTTAGTGATTCAAAAGAAGGTTGGGCAAGAGCATTTAAAGATTTAATATCTTATCTTTATACTTGTAGAATACCAAAGATAAATGTTAGTAAGGTGAGACCTGCAGGAGATAGATTAAAAACATTTGGTGGTAGAGCAAGTGGTCCTCAACCCTTAGTTAATCTATTTGATTTTACTATTGAGAAGTTTAAAAATGCTAGAGGTAGAAAGTTATCCTCTATGGAGTGTCACGATATTGTGTGTAAGACTGGTGAAGTTGTGGTTGTAGGTGGTGTTCGTAGGTCAGCTCTTATATCTCTGTCTAACTTATCAGACCAGAGATTAAGAGTTGCTAAGTCTGGTGCATGGTGGGAAACTAATCCAGAAAGAGCATTAGCTAATAACTCTGTAGCATACACAGAGAAACCAGATGCAGGTATCTTTATGAAAGAATGGTTAGCATTATATGAAAGTAAATCTGGTGAACGTGGTATCTTTAATAGAAAGTCTGCTCAAGAAAAAGCTAGAGAAAATGGTAGACGTAATGGTGATTGGGACTTTGGTACTAATCCTTGTAGTGAAATTATATTAAGACCTAATCAGTTTTGTAATTTAACAGAAGTTGTATGTAGACCAAGCGACACAGAAGATATGCTGCATAATAAAATAGAGGTAGCTACTATATTAGGAACAATACAAGCTACTCTAACAGATTTTGGTTATCTTAGAAAAAGATGGCAAACAAATACAGAAGAAGAAAGATTATTAGGTGTATCTCTCACAGGTATTATGGACAATAGTTTATTATCTAGAATGAGAACTCCTTTACCAGAATTTTTACAAAAGATGAGACAAAAAGCTGTAATAGTAAATAAAGAATGGGCTAAAAAATTAGGTATACCACAGTCAACAGCTATTACATGTGTTAAACCTTCTGGTACAGTTAGTCAATTAGTTGATAGTGCTAGTGGTATTCATGCTAGACATAATCCTTATTACATTAGAACAGTAAGAGGAGATAAAAAAGACCCATTAACACAATTTATGGCAGAGCAGGGTATACCTTGTGAAGATGATGTTATGCAACCTAATAACTCTGTATTTTCTTTTCCTATGAAGACAGAACCTGGTGCTATATACAGATATACTATGACAGCTATTGAACAATTAGAGATATGGAAGTGTTATGCACAGCATTGGTGTGAACATAAACCATCTGTGACTATATCTGTTAAAGAACATGAATGGATTAATGTGGGTAACTGGTGTTGGGATAATTTTGAAACATTATCTGGTATATCTTTCTTACCTTTTTCAGACCATACATATCAACAAGCACCTTATCAAGACATAGATGAAATGCAATATAAAGAATTAGAATCTAAGATGCCTAAGAATATTGATTGGTCTTTATTACAGAAGTATGAAACAGAAGATAATACAAGAGGTTCACAAGAGTTAGCATGTAAAGCAGGTTCATGTGAATTGGTTGATATATAATGACTAATAATAATTTAAAAGAAAATATTATAGATGTATTACAAAAAGTATATGACCCTGAGATACCTATTTCTATATATGATTTAGGTTTAATATATGATGTAGATATAAAAGAAAATAATAATGTTGACATTCTTATGACTCTTACTACACCACATTGTCCAGTTGCTCAAGATTTACCAAAGCAAATAGAAGATGAAGTAGCAAAGTTAGAAAAGGTTAATATAGTTAGAGTTGGTATTACTTGGGACCCACCTTGGACACAAGATATGATTTCAGAAAGTGGTAAACTAGAATTAGGATTAATGTAAATGACTTTATTAGATGTAATATGTAAATTAATAATTAATATATTAGCTATATGTGTAGGTATGTGGGTTGTATATATAATACTTATGGCTATATTAAACACCTTTGGTTTATTAAATATATAAAAAGTTCTTGACTTTCATATATTTATAATGTATAATTACATAAATGAGTGCCAGAAATGGACTCTTTTTTAACTTGCTTAACAAGGAGATAAATATATGTTTGAAGTAGATACATTTTCAAGACAAGCTATTGGCTTTGATAGATTGTTTGATGTAATGAATAATATAAAAGGGACAGATACAAACTATCCACCTTATGATATTATAAAAGAAGATGAAGAAACTTTCTTGATAGATTTTGCTCTATCAGGATTTAAAAAAGATGATTTGAATATAGTTGTAAAAGAAAATCATTTAACTATAGAAGGTACTTATGGTAGAACTTTTTCTCAAATGTATTTAGACGATTCAAAAGGAAAAGAGGAGCCAGAATACTTATATAAAGGTATTGCTAAGAGGTCTTTTACTAGGGACTTTGTTCTAGCAGACACGTTACACGTTGAAGACGTTACATTCAGCGAAGGTATATTGAGAATAACTCTCAAACAGATTGTACCTGAAGAACAAAAACCTAAAAAGATTAAGATTAATTAAGTTATAAGGGGAGTTGTAAAAGGCTCCCCATTTTTTTTTGGAGAAGAAATGCACGTGTTATTAAAGAATCAAATGGTAAACACAGTTTACGTAGGGTATGACCCTAAAGAACATACTGCTTATGAGGTATTAAAATTTTCATTAGAAAGAATATCCACTAAACCTGTTAGAGTTATACCTTTGAGAAGAGATATACTTACAAAGATAGGTATATATACTAGAAAACATAATAGTATAAGTGGTCAAGATTATGACGAGATAGATGGTAAACCTTTTTCTACACAGTTTAGTTTTAGCAGATTTTTAATACCTGCATTAAATATGTATGAAGGTTTAGCTTTGTATATGGATTCTGATATGTATGTAAGGTCAGATATATCAGAACTATTTGATATGTGTAGTGATAATTATTATGCTATACATGTAGTTAAACATAAGTATGAACCTAAAGATAAAGTTAAAATGGATGGTAAAGAACAACATATATATCCTAGAAAAAACTGGTCTAGTTTAATTATGTTTAATTGTGGTCATGAGTTAAATCAAAAACTTACACCACAAGAAGTAAATACTAAATCAGGTAGATGGTTACATACATTTCAATGGCTTCCAGAAAAAGAAGCAGATATAGGTTCAATACCAGAAGAATGGAATTGGTTAGATAATCATTCATCTGCTGATTTAAATGCAAAGAATGTTCACTTTACTACAGGTGGTCCTTGGTTTAAAAACTGGGGTTCTAAAAGAGATATAGATAATAAGTATGCTATTGAGTGGAGTAATGATGCTCAATGGCTTCAAATGCAAGGTATACTAGATGTTAATAAGGACTATGTAATATGAAAATAAATTTTGTTACATCTTTTAATGAAGATTTATACAACAGATTTGGTTCTTTATTTTTTAAATCTATTTATGAAAATTGGGAACCTACTTTAAAAGTAAAAGCTTATTATCATAATTTTCCTGCTGATAAATATTCATTAGAGAAACATATTAGTTATACAAATCTTGAAGACCATAGAAAGTATAAAAGATTTGTAGAAGAAAATGCTGTTCATAATGGTACAGAAGATGGACAGATACCTTATAATGATAAACTTGATGCTATTAAATGGTCACATAAAATGTTTGCTTTAACTGACCATGCTTTTACATTAGCAGAAAAAGATAAAGAACCAGGTTGGTTAGTATGGATTGACGTTGACTCTTATGCTACTAAAAGATTAACACAAAAAGATTTAGAAAAAATATTAACTGATAATGTAGATATAGTGCATACAGGTAATCATTCTTTTATCGCTTTTAATTTAAATAAAAAACCACCACTAGATTTACTGTGGGATTTAAGAAGAACTTATATGAATGGTGAGGTTATACAGTATAGAGAATGGACAGATAGTTTTATTCTTGAAAGACTTTTAAATATATATAAAGCTCATGGTTTAAAAATAGAAGATGTTAGAGACATTATACCTACTTATATACTACATATGGCAGGAGCATCTAGCTCTAGTATATTACCACTTAGAGATTCTAAAGGTAATCGTGTGTTTGAGTTATCAAAAGATAAAGTATCACAAGATATTAGACCTGCAAGATATGAAAGAAATGCAGAGCTTATAAGACATTTTAAACCTAAAACTATATTAGAAACAGGTACATGGAATGGTGGTCGTGCTATTGAAATGGCATTAGCTGCTTTTGAAAATACAGATAAAGTAGAATACTATGGTTTTGATTTGTTTGAAGATGCTACAATAGAAACAGATAAAGAAGAGTTTAACGTTAAAGCACATAATACTTTAGAAGCTGTAGAAAAAAGATTAAAAGATTTTGCTGAGAAGATGAAAGAAAAAAATAAAACATTTAATTTTGTTTTAACTAAAGGTAATACAAGAGAAACATTAAAAGCTGAAAACTTATTTAATTTTTTACCAGACATTGACTATGCTTTTATAGGTGGTGGCGATAGTATAACTACAAAACAAAGTGATTATAATTGTTTAAAACATATATCTGTTATTGTATTAGATAATTACTTCTCTAAAGATAAAGATGGTAACACAGTTAAACCAGAATATTGTGGAACAAATAAAGTAAAAGATAATTTATCTAAAACTATTAAAAATAATATTATACCTAGTGAAGATAAAGTTAGAGATGGTGGTAATACACATTTATTATTAATAGTGAATGATAGTAAATTACCATCTCCACCTAGACATTTATTTAGTGTACCTATTAAGGTAAATCCTAGAGATTGTGTACCTAAAGATTACATAAGAACTAATATTAAAACTAATTTTAAATTAATAGATAGATGGTTAGGTAAGTTCCCTATGCATGATACAAAATGTATTATAGTATCAGGTGGACCTTATACAGATTATGCAGAATTACATGCATTAATTAAAGCTAATCCTACAGCAAAGATAGTAGCTGTTAAACATTCTTATCCTAAACTATTAGAACATAATATAAAACCTTGGGCATGTGTAGTATTAGACCCTAGACCTATTACAGGCACAAGTACACATGGTGTAGTAAGAAAAGATTTATTTAAAAATATAGACCCAAGCACTAAATTTTTTGTAGCTTCTATGACAGACCCTTCTGTTACTAATTATTTAATAGAAAGAAAAGCAGATATATGGGGATGGCATGCATTTACAGAATCATTACGTGACCCTGAAGAACAAAAAAAAGGTATACATAATAACACAGTAACTCTTAATAAAGATTTAGGATTACCTGAAGGCACTACATTAATAACAGGTGGTACGTGTGCAGCTATGAGAGCATTAGGTATTATGCATACTATGGGTTTTAGATTTTTTGAATTATTTGGTTACGATTCTAATATGAAGGAACCAACAGAAGAACAAAAGAAAGAAACAACAGGTGCTGAAGATGAAGAACCAAGACCAAAGTATTTTAAAGTGTCTGTTGGTAAAGAAGAGTTTTGGACTACAGGTGAATTACTTGCTTTAGCTCAAGACTGTGAAAAATATTTTAATGAATCACCTATGGAGATGGATATTAATTTTCATGGTAAAGGAACTTTAGTTTCTGCTTTATGGAAATTATCTAGTAGATATAAATTAAAACAACAATCATTTAAGGGAGATTTGTAATGAAACCCTCACAAGAGTATCATGATTTAATTGATTCATATAAAGTATTACATCAAGAAGAAGGTAAATTTAAAGGTATTAGTTTAGTACCTCTTGTTCCTACTCTTATACATCTTATTAAAGAAAATAAATGTAAAACATTATTAGATTATGGTTGTGGTAAAGCTATACCATATGATAAAGAAAGATGTAAAGAAGTAGATTTAAGAAATCCTATACAAGAATTATGTAACTTAAAATCATTTAATTTATATGACCCTGCATATGAAAAATATGCAACACTACCTGATAAAAAATATGATATTGTAGTATGCACAGATGTACTAGAACATATAGCAGAACAAGATATAGATTATGTATTAACTGAAATATTATCTCGTAGTAAAAAAATAGTATTTTTAAATATATCTTGTCAACCTGCATTAAAACATTTTAAAGAAGGTAAATTTAAAGGCAAAAACGTACATATATCTGTGTTTGACCCTTCATGGTGGATGCATAAGATAGGAAATATTTGGAATAAATTTAATCATTTAAAAGTATACACTTTATGTGAGACTAAAGAAGGAACACATGCTACGTGTATTAAAAAGGAGAAAGAATAATGGCACTAACTGCACTAATAGGACCTGCTAGTAAATTACTTGGCAAGTTTATAAAAGATAAAGATAAGCAGATGCAACTTGCTCATGACCTATCCACTATGGCAGAGAAGCATGCACAAGAATTAGCTAAATCACAAATAGAAGTAAATAAAGAACAAGCAAAACATCCTAGTTTATTTGTATCAGGAGCACGACCTGCAATAATGTGGGTATGTTGTCTTGGTTTATTATGGCAATTTTTTGTAGGACCAATTTTAACATGGGGTACAGGTATATGGATGCCTGATGTTGTACCTCCACAGCTAGAAGTAGAAGGATTAATTACATTAGTAATGTCACTTTTAGGACTTGGAGCAATGAGGTCTTTTGAAAAATCAAAGAATGTAGCAAGAGATAATTTAAAGTGACAACAGTATTTTTATTAGTATTATACTTAGGACAAGTACAACAGGAAAGTAACATGGTATTTGCAGATATTAACAGATGTAGATATTTTGCAAGAACATTAATGAGACAACCTTCTGTACCTGGTGGTGCTAGATATAAAGCTATATGTAAGCCTATAGAAGTAGATGCTAATAATCCTAAAGTAAGGATATATAGATGAATTTTTTAAAGACAATATTAAATATAAAAACTTTTTTTAGAAATATAGATTCTATGTATTATGAAGTAGTTGCTTATGCAATAATAACTGGTTTAGTTTGTGGTGGTTTTCATTGGATTATAGGCTTATTTTAAATGGCACTAAAAGAAAAATATGAAAAGTTTGCACAAGGTATGATTATTCATAACAATGCTACAGAAGCAGCTAGATATGCAGGATATACAGCAAACTCTTCTCAAGCATTAGCAAACACAGGTCATAGATTAAAAAATTTACCTGAAATACAAGATAGAATAAAAGAGTTAGAAGAAAATCTTGAAACAAATGTTGATGTTATTACTGAGATAGAAAGACAATATGATTTTGCTAAAACAAATGGTCATACTAATAGTGCTATTAAAGCATTAGAATTATTATCTAAAATTAGAGGAGCAAAAAGTAACAAAGAAGTAAATACTTCTCCTGAAATATTAGAACAAAATATAATAAATTGTCTTAATATATTAGGTAAAAAAAAGGTAGAGGAAATAATTAGTAAATGTGATTTTACTTTACAGTTAAAATTAGATACAGAACAGCACCAACAGCACCAAGAAAAAACAAAAGAAGAACTCCAATAATAAGATTTTCTATCATTTGAGCTTGTTTTCTTTTAGCTTCTTCTATTGCTTCTTTCTTTTTCTTTCTTATATTTACTTGGATTCTAATTACTTCATTCCAAGCATTTGGTCCATAATTTAAGTTAACAAAGTTACGAAGTTCGTTCTCCATTTGTTGTGCTTTTTTAAGAGCAGCAAATGATTCTAAAGCTTCCTCTTCAACAGAACCAAAAGACCTACCTTTTGCTTTATTATGACCCTCCTTAACCTGTTGAATAGCACCCATCCATCTGCCAAGGTCTTTGGACATACCTTCAATTTCTTTCCCAACTTGAAATCCTCTTTTAATCGCATTATATGCAGTCGTAGCAACACCAATAGCTGATATAGGGTCCACATCATCTCCTTATTTATAAGACCATATCCAAGGTCTTGGACTCGTTATTGATTTTCTAGGCATAGTATCTAAATGTATAAATCTTTTTTCATGTACTCCATTTTGTTTTACTCCAATACCTGTAAAACCTAATTCCATAGCTAAACGTACTATTTCAAAAGCTTTATGTCCAGAGCATACAACATCAACAGCACAACCTTTTAAATGAGCTGACCTTTTACTACCACCTATAGCTATATTGTGTGTTTTACTTCTATAACCAGAACTAATAGTCATAGGTTGTTTTAATTTATCTCTTAACTCATTAAGCTTTTTCATAAAGGTTTCATCCATATTTATTTCACCTGTACCTTTACATCTTAATTCATCTTCAGAAAAGTATTTCCATCTTTTATGCATTACTGTTGTCTCCTTATCATATCATCTATCTTGCTTTCTAGTCTATCAAATCTTTGTAAGAGTTGTTGCATGTCATCTTTAACATCTTCTTTAGTAGCATACATAAGAGCCATCTTTTCTCTAGCTTGTGCAGCTTCTTCTTTTACTTTACTAATAGCAGCAGATGTAGAACGTATCCACCATAGAAATCCACCTATTGCCATTGTTAGTATTGCGTTCCATATCATTGTCATATCTGCCATATTAGTCCCTTTCGATTGATTTGTTTTTTATTCTATCTTGTATTTCATTTATTTCTTGTTGAGGTAATTCAATACCTAAAGGAGATAAAAACTTTTTATAATTTCTTATATCTTGTGTTGTAATAGGATTTATTATATGTTGGTCATTAATAATTTTTTTTAATACATTAAATTTACTTCCTCCTATACCTTTTTCTTTAGATATTTTTAAAAGTTCTATAACATCTGTTAAACTATATCCTAAATTTAAATACTGTTTTAACACAAACTGTAATTCTCTTTCCTCAAATATTTTTTTCTTTTCATCATCTATTTTAGAATTAATTAAATCTTGTTTTGTTATTTGTGGACTAAATAATTTTTCTGTAAATCCAGATTTTTTACCTTTTAATAAATCATTAAATTTATTTCCACTACCTCTACTAATACTATTTAATAAAGGTGTTATTTTAAACTGAGCCTGTGCATCTAAATCTAATCTATCTACCTTAAATCCTAATTGAGATGCTATATCCATTTCACCAGGAATAGATAAATGATTTAAATTTTGTCTTGTTGAATATAATGCTCTAGAAGGATAACCTTTATTAATTAAAGAAGCATCCCTACTAGCTAATTGTTTTTCATAAGCATCTCTTTTTAATATAAACTTAGCAATACCAGGAGTAAAAGTACCATATAAAAATTGTAAAAGGACATCAAACTCAGTTTGGTTTTCATCTCTAATATTATCAAGTCCTTTTATAATTTCTTTGGTAGCCATAGAAGGAGCTATGAAAGTAGAAAACAAACTATCAAATGTTGCTAATTTTACTTTATCTAGTTCAGGACTTTTACCCCATTGCATTAAATTTTCTTTATTAAATTTAGGGTCATTAGCTAATCTGTGTATTACACGACCAAAGTTTTTAGGATAATTAAAAGGGTCAAAAGCACTTAAAGAAAGTCTATCTACAACATTACGATTTAATACTTTTTTAATAGGGCTAAGATAAAGATGTTTATTTAAAAAATCATATGTTGGTCCCAAGTTTCTAATAGCATTATCATCTTTATCAGTTATACCCATTAACATCTTTGATTTTTCTGCAAGAACATCAGCACCTAAACCTGCTATAGTAATACCTGCCATTCTTTTTGCAGCTTCTCCTGTTAATACAGTATTACCACTTATAGCATCATCAATAGTATATTTAATTAAATTTTTTGCTACTCTTGTAGATTCAGCAGCAAAGGTAGCAAAGTCTCCTATAGGTGCTAATCGTAGACCTTTTATTATTCTAGGAGCCATACTATAATTAGGTAATAAATCTCTTGTTCTTCTTGCTGCTAATTTTTCTAATTCAGTATCACTAATATTTGGATAAGCTTTTCTTAAATATTTTTTTGTATTTTCAAAATGCATTATCTTAAATATATCATCTTCTAATTGATATACATCTCTTAGTTTTCTAAAAGGAAATTTAGCTATTTCTCTTGGAGTAAATCGTCTATTAAAATATGCATCAGGGTCATCTGCAAATGTACCTAGATTTCTTTTCAAAGTGCTTGTTACTATATCAGTATTTGTAATACCTAACTCTCTATACTTATTAAATTGTTCAGCTAACTTTCTATTATTTAAATTACCTAATTTAGCAATAGCATATTTACCTGCATCATAAGTTCCTTTAGCACCTGGTAACATTCCATTAGAAATCATAAAGGTTACGTTACCTAAAACATTTCTTGCATGAGTAATAGGATTACCTACAGTAGCCATAAATTGTGCACTTGTTTTTACAGGAGCCCAAAGGTTTCTTACAAAAAAACTATTTTGTTTGTATAAATCATTTATTCCTTCACCTAATATTTTTCTATAGTTAGGGTCAGCATATAATTGTTCTAGAGGATTTTTTACTTTTCCAGATGCAACAGAACCTCTACCAAATACTTTTTCTAATCTTTCTGTAGTAATATCTGTTAAATTATCTAGTCCTCTAGCTGCTGTAGGAACTTCACCTTTTACTCCTCTAACTGCTCCACCACTTGTTATTAAATCTTCTGCTATTTTTTCTAAGTAATCTACTTCAGCTTTATAAGTAGATAGTTTTTCAATAGTTTTTATATAATTTTGGTCTGCTTCTTTAACCTCTCCTAATAAAGCTCTTATTTGTTTTGGAACAGGTTTTTTCTTTTTTAAGTTTTTTACAGTATCTGCTGACCTAGAATTTTGTATAAAAAAATCAGCTATATCATCTATAGAATTATTATCACCTACATATTTATTCATAATATTAGCAGTTTTTTCTAAGTCACCACCATATTGTTTTAATAAATATTGAGAAGCATCTTTAACAACACTATCTGATATTTCATCTATTCTTCCTGATTCAATTTTAGGAATAGCTTTTTTAATTTTCTTTTGAATTTGTTTTTTTATAATAGGATTATCATAATAGTTGTAACTACGTTGTACATAATTTTCTAAGTTATTATCAAATTGACTAATTAAATTTTGAGATATACGAGGTGATTCAACATTAGCTATATCACTAGAACTTGTAAGAAATTTAGATAACTCATCTATATTACCTCTCATTTCTTTTATTAATTCTTCTAGTTTAGGAGAGTTACTAATACCTAATCTTGCTAATACTCTTCCTATTCTATTTGGAGGAGTTCTTAATGCTTCATTTACTATCTCTCTTTGTTCTTGATTAAATCCACGCATTAATCTTTTTAATTCTCTAGCTAATGCATCAGCACTTTGCACAGCATTAGCAGGAGCATTTTCACGTTTAAGAGTTTCTTCAATAATATTATCTTTTACACCTCTACGTGCAGTTACATATGCTTTAGCTCCTTTAACTAAATTACCTAAATAAGTTCTTTCTGCTCCACTTGCTATATACTTTAATCCTTTATATGCATTGGTTAATCCTAAATAACCACCAACAAGTGTTGCTTCTAATCCTAAGTTATTAAGAAAAGCATCTAATCTTTGTTTAGCAGGGGTATCATTAGGGTCTATTTCTAATCTTTCTAAAAACTCTGTTGATTCAGGAAAATATTCACGTAATAAATTAACAGCATTTTCACTAGGATTTTCTACCATAGTAGCACTACCTGCACCAATACCAAGAAAGCCTGCAACTTTAGCAGCTTTTCTTCCTTTTCTTCCTAATGCTCTATTTACATTTGCTAAACCACCTCTAATAGTTCTATTAGTTTTAGCTAAAGCATTAGCTCCTTTAGCAATTTTAACCATTGCTCCTGCAGGAACTAAATAAGAACCTATGTTACCTACCATGTTTTCAGCTTCACCATAAATTCCTTCACCATGATAAGGGTCAAATAATTCATCAGTAAAATCTTTTATAGATTCAGGTATATATTCACCAGTTTTATCTGCAACTTCATTAAAAATATTTTTAACTTTATCAGTTGTAACAGGAGCAACATCTTCAAAAAAATCTACAGTTTCTCTACCTGCTTCTCCAAAGGCTCTACCTGTAGCACGTATAATAGGGTCAACAACAGGAAGTCCAGTTATTTCTGTTGGTTGTATTAATTCTTCTTCAGGTGTTTGAATATATTCATTATATGTTTTTTTAAATTCTTCTTCATCAAAACCCTCTTCTTCAAGAATTTTTTGATACATATCTTTTGTTAATTGATTTTCAGCAGCTAAATTATCTAACTTTTTAGCTGCATCTCTAAATGATTTTGAATCTAAAGTAATTGTCATGGTTTATTAATTAATTGAGATGCAGAACCTATATTACTAAGAGCTCCACTTTGACTTGTATTAGTTCCTAAACTACTACTTCCTGTAACTTTATTAGGAGTTATGTTAAAACTTATATTTCCTTGACTTGCAAAATTTCTAATAGCATCTTCATATAATTTTCTATAAACATCATCTGCATTAGCTCCTTGTTTAAAAAATTCCTTTTCATTAGCAGCAAATATAGCAAGTCGTGAAAGAGCTGACTTTCTAGCTGCTTGATGTACTTGTAATAAATTTGATGTGGTTGTTGTAGTTCCTCCTTTACCATCAGGAACAGTAATAGTAATAGGAGTATTTTCATTTAATGCAGTTATATCAGCTTCTCTTCCTAATACAGCAGCTAAAGTATTTTTAGCATCTTTTACTTCTAAAGCTTCTTTAGGTATAAATTTAGCACCTGCTTTAGCTAATGCTGCTGCTGATTTAGCATCTATTTCAGCAAGTTTTTCTGAAGCAGCTACTGCAGTTGTTGCAGCAGTTACATCATCAGCAACAGCTCCTTTAACTAATGCAGCTTCTCTTTCTGTTACACTTCTTTCAGCATCTCTTGCTTTTTTATCTGCTTCTTTAACTTTTTTACTAACTTTAGGTAATTGTCCTAATGCAGCTAATATTTGTCTACCTGTGCTTCCTGCTTCTGTAACTTCAGGATTAAATATATTTTCTGCAACACCTTCAAACAATGCTCCCTCTCTAGCTACTTGTGGGTCAACTAAAGCTGCTCTATCTTTTTTAATTTGTTCGTTTAATAAATTTCCTATTTCTGTATTTGATACACCTTGTCTTTGTAAAGTTTCTATTAAAGAACCTATAGAACCTCTTAAAGCTTCGCCACCAGTTGTGCCACTATCTATTGTAGGAAAAGTTATAGGTTTTCTTGTTGCCATAAAACTATCATAAGCAGTACCACCACCTTGTCTTTTAACTAATCCTGCAATACCACCACCAGTTTTACTTTGAGTAGGTTGACCAAATACAGGTTTACCAGTAAAGGTTCCATATAAACTACCTATACCTGCTAGTCCACCTATAAGTTGTTGACCTAAACTAGGTTGTGGAGGTGGAGGAGCTGCAAACTGTGTTGTAGTTAATGGAGCACCTGTTACTACTGCTTGATATTTTTGCATATCTGTATAAGGTTGTTCTCTTTCTTGTAAGAACTGTCTATATGCTTCATCTAATGCAACCTGTGTTTGTGCCTGTCTTTGTTCACCTACAGACTGTTGAGCACCTAGTTCTGCTAATCCTGTTTTTAAAGCTTGTGGAGCAATATTAGCTAATTGTGTAGCACCTTGTCCTTGTCTAGTTCTTTCAGCTTCTAATGCTGCTCTAGCATCTTGAAATGCTGCAGCACTACCTTTAGTTTGTATATCACTTAATAGTCTAGCTTGGTCAGCAAGTGTTTGTGCTTCTAATAATGTACCTCTAGTTCCACCAAAAGAACCTGCAGCTATTTGTGCTTGTCTAACTTTAGGTAATATATTTTGTTCAAAAGCTTTTTGTGCTTCTCTTTTTTCTATATCTACAACAGCTTGTTGATATGGTGACATAGCTTCTTGTATTTGTTCACCTGTAATAGGAGAAATAGCTTCTCTTGTTATCTGTTCTGCTTCTGCAAACTTAGGTGCAACCTGTCCTTGTAAACCTGCTATACCTGTAAATGCTTGTTCTTGTTCTGGAGTAAATTGTGCAATCGTTGGACCTTCATAAGGAACAAAACCTTCTTCTGTTCTTTTATCATATAGTGCTTGAGCTTTACTTAATATATCTGAATAGTAAGGTTTTAACTCTGCAGGTATTTCTCCAGATGCTATTGGTTGTGCACCTACTGCAGGTTGTTGTTGTTGTGCTCCAAATAATGAAGATAATATTGCCATTCTATACTCCTTGTATCATTGGTTTTAAAGCAGCTAAACCATCTATTTCTTTAGGTTGCTTTGTATTACCAAATGCTTTTTGTCTAACTTGTTTAATTGTTTCATCCATAACTTTTGCTCCTTCTTCAGGATTACCATCACCTAATGCTGCCATTGTATAACTATCTACTACATATTCTGTGGGACTTACTGCTAATGTTCCTACCTGTTCTCTACCTTCTTTAATTGGCATATATACATTATCATCCATACCACCACCTTTACCAGGAACCATACCACTAAACTCACCACCTGCAGCTAAATTAATTAATCCACCTTCTTTAGTTTCTACTGTTTCAAAAGTAGTTCTAGGTGTAAATTGAAAAGAACCACCACCTACTGCTCTATCTAAAATTTGTTGTGCTGTAAGTGTTGCAGGTACTGTAACTCCACTTGGGTCTGTAATAACTCTTTGTGTACCAAAACCAGTAATAGTATAACCCATATTTTCTAACTCATTAAGAGCTTCTTCTTCAGGTTGATTTTGCATATTTCCTATTTCAACAACTGATGCTCCTAAATCTGCAGTAGCTCCTTTTGTTAATAAATTTATAGCTCCTTGTTTAGTAAAAGGATTAAAATCTTGACCTATAGCACTACCTATCTGTTTTACAGACTCAGGTAAAGCTTCTCCTGCTTTTGCAATTCCTCTTTTAAATAAATTAGGTGATGTTTTTGTTACATCAACAGCATCTGTATAAGTATCTAAACCTGTAAATCTATCTATTGCTGCTATATCTTTTCCTACTTTAGTTTGTTCAAAAGGTGTTGGTATAACATCTGTAGATACTCCTTCATTTAAAGAAAATCTAGGGTCAGCAGCCAACTCTTTCAATTTAGCATCAAAAGCTTGTGCTTCAGTTTGATTACCCATGAATGTTTTACCTGCCATCTTATTAGAAACACCTCGTAAAGCACCTGCAGTTCCACCAGTTATTAAAGCAGCTTTAGCAGAATCTTTAAAATTTCTACCTGCTAATAAATTACCTACAAGAGAACCAACACCTGTTGAACCACCAAAAAAGTATGGATTCATAGCAGCTACTTTTGCTTTTAAACTTAAAGCTGAAGCACCAGTAGGAACTCCAAATCCCATATAAGCACCTGCATATGGAGCAGCTATAGCTAATGCAATAGGTGCTAATGTTTTAAATGCTTTTGACTTTGTTACCCTACTTACAGCTCTTCTTAATCCTTTTAAGAAAGCTTCTGGCATACCTGTTTCTGGATTAACAGTAATAGTAAGCATGGAAGCTAAACCTTGTAATTCATCAGGTCTAATATGTAATAAAGATTTATCACCACCTCTACCATAACTAGCTACTTGTTGTGCCATAGCCATAGCTTCAGGATTAGGTTGTCTTGGGTCTTGTTGTTCTACCTG